ACATATATTAAGGATTACAACACAAAGTATTATGAGGAACACAAGCAGGAAATATTAGTGCAGAAAAAGCAGTCTAGACAGGAGACGCAAGATGAAGCATTAAAAAAGGAGCTTATTAAATGGAAAGAGGATAAGCTTAATGATCCACATGCTTTCGAGCCTTTTTTTTATGATAATCTCTCAAATATTAAAAAATAAAATTAAAATAATATAATATATATATAAATGATTAAATTAATTGGTGTATACGAATCTACAACAAAGAATAAAAAATTAGTAGCTCTATTTAATGTAAACGATAAACTAAAGAAAGTTAATTTCGGTTCTAAAAATAGCAAGACCTATTTAGATCATAAAGACCCTATAAAGCGAGAGAATTATATTGCTCGGCACACAGCATTAGGTACTGAAGATTATAATGACCCTTTAAGTCCTGCATCTTTAAGCATGTATTTATTATGGGGAAATCATACAGATTTACAAATGAATATTAAGGATTATATAAATAGATTTAAACTTTAGCGGAAGTAGTTAAATAATAAATACTAAATAAATACAATCTCTCGTTTTAGATTATATTTATTACAAATTAGATTATTATATTTTAGATTATTAACAGATTATATATAAAATAGATTATATTTATAAAAGTATTTAGAATAATTTATAAATTATTATTTTTTATATTGTTTTTAGATTATTTTTAATCGTTTTTAGATTATTTTTATAATAATTTATATTATTCTATATTATTATTGTTTAGATTATTGTTTTAATCCACAATATAACATAGAATATATTATTTAACTACTAAAATAATATATTCTTCTAATTATGATTTAACCTCTTCCGCTTTACCCTTTTTTTTTTGATAATATTGTTTTCTATATTCTCGTAATTTTTCTTTATTAGCTTCATTATACTCTTCTAAATATTTTTTCATATATTCTGTATTTCGTTCTTTATTATTTTTATTGTATTCTTTATGATATTCTTTATTATTAGTATAATATTGTTTATTATATTCTTTTATATATGTATCTCGTTCTTGCTTTGTTATACCAGCACCATTTTTATTACAACATATATTATTTTTAATATATTCGCCCTCTTTTTGTTCTAATTGTTGTCTATTATTACAGGGGTATTCCTCTAATAATTCAATCTTATAATCTTCACATTCTAACACTAAATAGGAGTAAGATTTATTATTAGTGTTTGCTTTGTAATCGCCTAAATGTTTGCTTAATCGTCTGCTTAATGTTTGAGTAGTAGAACCAATATAAATTATGTTTTTAGATGGAGACCATAATTTATAAATCTTCCCTAATTGATAATTAGGCATCTTACTATTATACGCTTTTACTCTTTAAATCCTTTTCTTTCTTTAATTTATATAATTGTCTACGCCTTTCATTTATATAGTCTTTGTTTGCATTATAATAATTCTTCTTTTGAATAGTTATCTGATCTTTATGTGCTTCATTATATAACTTATTTTGTATTTTAATTCTCTCTTTATTTAACTGCTTATATGCTCTGTTCTTTGCTCTTATAGTTAGTCTATTATCATTCCTATATTCTGCACGAGTTCGTCCAGCTATAAACATATTTACACATTCATTTTCCTTTTGGTACTTGCCTTCAATTCTTTCTAATTCTTGCTTATTATTACATTTACATAATTCAACTAATTCTATTTGGTAATCTCCTCCTTCTATTACTTTAAATGATGAATAATAAGAATATTTAGTATTATCTTTTGAATAGCAATAAAAGTCTATTACATGCTTGGCTAATCTTGCTTCTAAACTTTGAGTAGTAGACCCATAATAACAAAGGTTTAATGAAGGACTAAATATTCGGTAGATTTTGGCGGTTTCGTAGTTAGGCATTTTATATACTAAATATATTATTTTTTTCTTTAACTACTTATTTTCCTAAATAATATAATTATTTTTAATTAATTAATTAAATACTATTTAACGAACCATTCCTGAAAATTTACCGCCTGACATAGCTCCTCCACTGTAAACCCCACTTCCCATAGAATGAGCCATCTTCATTTTCTGCTTCATAGCTTCTTTAACAGCCGGCATCTGCTCGTTGCCTGAATTCTGCATATCTCCATGAATTCCACCACCTAATACTCGGTTGTATTCAGCACTTAATACTGGATTAACCATCTGCATAGATTTAGCATCTTCAACAAGCGATTTAGTTAATATGCCTGTGAAAATCTGCGACGAACCAGCAACAGTAGAGAAAATACCGCTATTAACCGCTAAAATAACAATTTCAGGGGTAATATTTGCATTAGAAGCAGTTACATATTGTGTAACACCTAATTTAACTTGGAAGTTAAACGACCCAATACAGCCCGGAGCTAAATACGATGGAAGCGATAAATCAGTTGGTGACACAACAAAGATAGAACCAGTTGTTGCTTGAGTGCCTAAACCTCCGTTTCCTGAAGAACCACCAGTTTTTGTGATTGCCTGATTTACTCGTCCGCTGAATTGAGCCCATGTTTGTTTAGAACCATTCTTAACCGATAATTGGTATAGCGAAAACTGATTAGCAGACGATAATAGACCGGAAGCATTATTGAGATTAATAGACACGCTATTAATTACACAATTGTATTCGGCATCTTGAACTGTCATATCCGCTAAAGATTTACGAACACAGATAATAAATAGATCCGGAAGCTGATTTAACTGAATATTGTTGCTACTTAATGATTTTTCTGTTCCTTGACCTGCTATAGCAACATTAGAAACAGTAATAAAGCGTGGAATATCAGTGTATGGGACTACATTTTTAGCAGTAATTAAATCGGTGGACTGCGAGGAGTTAAAGCATACAACAAGTTCTGTTCCTGAAAATGGAATTGCACTATTTGTTGTACCGCTATCAACATTAATACCTAATTCAACTTTGGTGACAACGGTATCGGCAACGCCAACTGATAAAAAGCGTTTAGCAGTGCTGTCAATATTAAATACGAAATTCATAGCATTAATGCCTACTAAACCCTGATTGTTGTAGGCAGGTTGTCCGTAGATGAAAGGCGATAAACCGATGATGGGTTCAAATACTTCAACTTCATACGCTAATTTGAAGATATCAGTAGGATCTTGAGAAGTTAGAGTTTTGCTTACTGTTCCAGCTGTGACTTTTCTACTGAAGTCAAGAAGTTTAACTGGATAAGAGCCTCGTGGCTGGAAATATTTATTGTATCCAGTCTGATTAGCAGTAGCAAGAACATTATTAGCATTTGAAGTTGCAATATTTGTAGTGTAAAGAGCAGTATTAAAATCTACTAAATTGGGACACATACCATCATATTTAGCAAGTTCTTCCTGCGACATCATTTGAAGTAATTGGGGGAGAATATCCTGAATATTTGAAGACACATTAGAATTGTTAATAGTTGCAGAAGCAGTTGTGAATAAATGATTTAATGGAAATGCTTGAAGAGCATATTGAGTGCCGTAGCCACCAGCAAAAGAACCTGAAGCAACACCTGTTTCTGTTACTGTAAAGCGAATTGTGGATCTAACAAATACCTCACGATCTACAACAACATTTTCAGAGGGGACTGTTACATTAAAAGTTAAGGACGAGGCAGACTGCGAGATTGACTGGAAAGGCTGGTATGTTTTGGAAGCTGCACCACTTTTAACCGCATAAGTAAGTTTATCTGTGATTCCGCCTAATACCGAGTCACGAACAAGAACCGTAGAGAAGTCAGAGGACATTTTTATATATATTAGTTATATAATTATTTTGGTTGGTTATTTCTAAACAAAATAATTAATTAATTAAGAAAAAGTCATAATATAATTTCCGCTTAAATCTCGGTCAACCTTTAAATTAGCCACTTTATAATTTCCACTTAAATCAGTACCACTAATATCAAATATTTCATTAATTGCCGAAGTTGCATCAATAGCATTTAATAATGCTTCATGGGTCATAGTCTCATAACCTTCAATACAATAATATTTGCCTAAAGCTTGGGTTTCCTCTAAACTTGTTCTATCAAAGTCGTTAATAGCCATTTTATAATATATAAATATATTTTTATTTATTATAAAATTTAATTAAATGTTTTAATATTAAAAATGAGAGATTAATTTATTGTATATTTCTCACACTCATAGAAGCCAAATTTATTTGCTGGTTTTCTCCTAATACTTTCTTTTGAAATAATAGTTTAATAGAGGACATAGCTCCACTTGCTAAAGTAAAAGGGATTAAAGTACCTGTTTTGGTTCTCCAAAAAACATTTATATCAATATTTTTAAGAGATTGATTACCTGTTAAATCTATCATACGATAAATCTTGGGAGTAAGTAAAATATTGGGTCTATATCCTTGTTGATTACTCTGCAAGTCTGTAATAATAAAAGCAAAAGCATTATCTAAACTTGAAGATGGTGGACTTGATCCGATTGAAGAAGATGCTGTAAATTGATTTACTATAATAGGGATTGAAGTAGTAGTAAATACAATAGCATTAACAGGCGTCCATGTATCAATAGTGCTTATTTCTTGGCTCTGCTTTATTAATAATTTTTGATGACTATAATTGTCTGTTCCTGTTGTTGGTATTGTTACAACTCCTGTTGATGCGTTTGTATATGTTGATAAAAATGTATAAGCAATAATAGAATTGAGAGCAGGACTTGGATTGACTAATCCTATACCTGAACTATAAAAATTTAATGTATAATATAATTCTCTCTTTCCTGTGCTATTTGTTATTACTTTTTTGGTTGCTGGAAGACTGCTAAATAAACTATATAATGGAGCATTAAAAGCAAGTTCAAATTTAAAAGGGGTATTTTTTACTGGAGTTCCTACTGAATTTCCGCCTCCACTCGCCCAAGTAGTTTCAGGCATAGCATAATTAATATTAGCAATTACAGCGTTGGCTGCCGTTTGGTATGTTTCAAATAACATAGACACATATACATCAGCAGTTAAATTACTTTCATTCCAGTCAATAAAGGGAGGTGTTGGGTATTGTCTCGCACTAATACTTAAAAATTGATTTGTTATTCCTGCATCATTAATTCCAACTATCCAATTATTATATATAAATTCCATTAAATTTTTATACGCTAATTTTAGAGTTTTATTAACCATAGTTATAAAATTGTTATAGCTATTACAATAATAATAGGGATATAATGCTGTATTTCTTCCTGTTAATGAGTTTTGTGTTGGTGCTGTTGCATCTTCTAAATCTTTAATCCATTTTACGCTTTCAATTGTAGAGGTTGATGAAATATTGCTTGGAAGAGGTATAACTGTTCCTGATGGTCTACTATCAGGAAGTGTATAATTATATATTGTTCCTCCTGAATTAGCAAGAAAAAATGCTTCTCCATTATTAGTTATAGAAATACTCCTTCCATAACTTAAACTTGGATTAATACTGGGGACAGTATTAGTGCTAAATAGTGTGTATGTTTCTACACCTGTTCCTCGTTTATAAATATATGTTGTAGCAAAAGCAGACACAATAATAGTTGAACCATCATTACTCATAGAGACTGATTCTCCCCAGCCAATAGAATTTATACCTGTTATAGTAGATCCTGTAAGATGGGTAAAATCAGTTCCTGATCTTTTATAAATATGTATAAAATTACCTATATCTGATGTTCTATTAGCAACGGCACACGCATAAACTCCGTTTCCTGACATAGCAAATGAATAACCTAATCTATCTCCTGCTGTTGGTCCTGTAAATTGTCCTGCTAATACATAATTAGAAAACCCATCAAATCTTCTAAATTCTACATATCCTTTTGCTGTATCATGTAAATAACCTGAAGTCATCCAATAATTAGCGTCTGTGCTAAACATGGCTCCTTTATTATATAAATTAAGTATTCCTGTTTGTCCGATTTCTGCTCCTACTTGTGCTTGAGTTGAAAAATTATAAAATCGTGAAAGTCCGCCATCTGATCCTGTGTTTTGTTTTCCAATCCATAAAAAATTGCCGTTTCCTGCTATTGTTGTTTGTGTAGCACCAGCCTCTGCTGTTGGGTATGGAGTAATTATGTGTGAGTAAGTTGTTATATTTGTTCCGTTTACTATATTATATAAATAAACATTAGGAGTTGAAACAGCACTTGCTACTGCTCTTAATCCTGCATTACTAATTCCTATTGATGCCCCTAATTGTACGAATGAATTAGCTGTTAATGTATGTTGTATTGAATTAGTTGTTGTTGTTCCTTTCCATATTAAAACTGTCCCATCTCCACTATTATAGTTAGGGTCGCTTACCGCTACACATATATCATTTTTAGTTCCTGTACTTGCTGTTTTTACACTAAATCCAAATTCACTACTAACTGCTGTTCCTGTTACTGTTGTTTGTGCTGTTAAAGTATAAGCAGTAGGGTTTAATATTTCTGTTGTTGTAACAGATCCATTTGTTATATTCATAGCCACTTTATAAATTGTTTTATCAGGGTCAAAAGTTCCTGTTTGTGTTAAGTCAGGTTCACCTACTATTACAGGTAAATTATATGTATCTAATTGAAATCGTGCAACACTCATGTAATAATCTCCAGTATTTTTTATTATTGGGGTTTCTCGTGTTTCTAAAAATTTAAGAGGTTGTTGCTCTTGTGTTGTAGTGTTATATATATTCGTTTGCTGTAAATCAAAATACACATAATCAGGATTATTTAATTGATTAAATTTATCAACTTGAGACATTTATATATATAAAATGTTATTTAAATTATTCTTATGTTTTAAAACTTTTTTTTACATTATATCTCTCACATTTACAGACGCCATGCTTATTTTTTGTTTTTCGCCTAATATTTTCTTTTCAAATAAGAGTTTAATAGAACTCATAGCTCCACTTGCTAAAGTAAAAGGTACTAAAATACCTGTTTTGGTTCTCCAAAAAACATTTATATCTATAGTTTTGAGAGGTTGGTTTCCAGTTAAATCTATTTTTCTATCTAATTCAGGAACATATAACACATTTGGTCTGTATCCTTGTTGGTTAGTCTGCAAATCCGTAATAATATAATCAAAAGCATTATCTAAACTTGAACTTGGTGGATTAGATCCGATTGAAGAAGATGCTGTAAACTGATTAACAATAATGGGAATTGAGGAAGTTGTAAAAACAATTGCGTTTATAGGCGTCCATGTATCAATTGTGCTTATTTCTTGGCTTTGTTTTATTAATAATCTTGAATGACTATAAGCAAATGTGTTAGCATTTGGTATTGTAATAACTCCTCCACTTGTATATGATGCTAAAAATGAATAAGCAATAACTGAATTTAAATTGGGATTTGGATTGACTAATCCTAACCCTGAACTAACAAAATTTAACACATAATAGGTTTCTTTTAATCCTGTTGAACTTGTTATAATTTTTCTTTTTGCTGGAAGACTACTGAATAAACTATATAATGGGGCATTAAAAGCAACTTCAAATTTTAAAGGAGTATTTCTTGCTGGAGTTCCTACATAATTAGTAGACACAGTCGCCCAAGTTGTAGTAGGCATAGAATAATTAAGATTATCTATAACTGCGTTGGCTGCCGATTGATAAGTTTCAAATAATAATGTTACATATACATCAGCAGTTAAATTTGTTTCATTCCAGTCAATAAAAGGGGGTGTAGGATAATGAATAGCGGTTATATCTAAAAATTGATTAGTAATTCCTGCGTCGCCGATTCCAACAATCCAATCATTATAAATTCGTTCTATAAAATTTTTATATGCTAATTTGAATGTTTTATTAACCATCGCTATAAAACTATTATAATTATCACAATAATAATATGAAAATAATGCTGTATTTTTTCCTGTTAATGAGTTTTTTGTTGGTGCTGTTGCCGAATCTATACTTTTAATCCATTTTACGCTTTCAATTGTAGGGACTGACGAGAGGCCACTTGGAAGAGGCATAACTGTTCCTGATGGTCGTGCCTCTGTAAATGTATAATTATATATTGATTTTAATGGTGCTGTTGTTGGAAAAATTTTATCTATATTTGCTCCATAAAAAGCTTCTCCACTTTTTTTTATAGCAATTTTTTCAAAATATCTGAAATTTGTGGTATTAATACTAGGAGCAACAACAGTTCCAAATAATGTGTAGGTTTCTACACCTGTTCCTCGTTTATAAATATATATTGTTCCAGTTGAAGGAGCAGACACAATAATAGTTTCGCCATTATTAGACATAGAAACAGATGTTCCCCAACCAATAGAATTTACACCTGTTATAGTAGTAGTTAAAGCAAATGCATTTCCTGTTCTTTTATAAACTCTTACATAATTTCCAATATTAGTTGTTGGAAAAGCACTAGCACACGCATAATTTGCTGTTCCTGATAAAGCAAAAGAAAAACCTAATCTATCATTATTATTAGTTGAAGTAAATTGATTATTTCCTCCTAAACCATTTAGAAGCGTCCATGTATTAGTTCCTGCATCATAGTTTCTCATTTCTATATATCCTTTGCTACCATCGTGTGTAAAACCTGAAGTCATAAACCAAGTTCCATTTGTATTTAGTGCTATTCCTTTTACTAAATAATCTGCTATTGATGGTTGTGAAAATGTAAGTCCTACTTGTGGAAAAAATGGACTTATTGAATAATTATATATTCCAACATTTCTGTTTTGTCGTCCCCCAGCCGCATAAATTGTTCCATCGCCGGAAATAGCTGCTTCTGTGTGATTACTAGGAAAGTAATTAAAGTCTGCTATATAATTAGTTAAATATGTACCTTCTACAATATTATATATGAATATTCCTCCAGCATTTGAACCTGCTATTACTCTTGTTCCGTCATCACTTATTCCCAAATTCCAACTTAAAAAACTGTTAGCATTTGGTGTTCCTTGTAATTCGTGAGCTATTGAACTTGATGTTGTTGTACCTTTCCATATTAAAATTCTTCCTCGTGAAGAATTAAAAGTTCTATCACTAACAGCAACACAAATAGTATCTTTTGTTCCTGTATTAGCAGTAGCAACATATTCACCAGCATCAAAACCACCTTGTGTATAAGTTATTTGTGATGCTAAATTAGCACTAGCAATTACATTTGCTGTTGTTGTAAAAGATCCATTTGTTATATTCATAGCCACTTTATAAATAGTCTTATCAGGGTCAAAAGTTCCTGTTTGTGTTAAATCAGGTTCACCTACAAAAACAGGTAAATTATAAGTGTCTAATTGAAATCGTGCTACACTCATGTAATAGTCGCCTGTATTAGCAATAACTGGCGTCTCTCGTGTCTCTAAAAATTTAAGTGGTTGCTGTTCTTGCTCTGTACTATTTTGTATATTTGTTTGTTGAAGGTCAAAATATACATAATCAGGATTGTTTATTTGATTAAATTTATTCACTTGAGACATTTATATATATAAAATGTTATTAAAATTATTCTTATGTTTTAAAACTTTTTTTAAATTAAACTATTTTATAGTATTATTATATAAATGAGTAATGCTAAAATATTTAATTTTTTGAGTATAGCTGGACTACAAACATTAGTAGGGTCTTCTGCAGATAAAGATGTTGTTTATAGTGCTGATTATGATTTAATGGAAGAAAAAGACTTTAAGAAGACTACAGACATTCTCTCCAAAATATTAGATTTATTTAGAAAAAAATATAAGATTGCACTTAATCCTAAAAGTAATATATGGATTATTGATTTTAAATGTGGAATGTTTAGGGGACAGCCTATAAGGTGGGATAAAGATAGTATTAAAAAGGGTTATGTATTAATAGATAATGAACCTAAATATTTTGTTGATTGTTTACAGCAAGAAAGCAGGATAAAGATGGACGCTATTGCTGTTGATGCTAATGGAGAAATAAATGAGTATAGTGATATTTATTTTATAAAAATAGGTTCGCATGAATTAACACGAGAGATTAGTCCTGAAGAAACTGCTATTTTAATATATAAAGATTTTCATCATTATTTAGAAGAAAAGAATTATTTTAAAGCAGTTAAAAGGTTATATAGTTATGCTAAAATAAAGAACATGAAGCCCCTAATAAAAGAGTTATTAAAAGTTATTAACTCTAAACTGGGTCAGCAGTCAAAACTAATTGCTGATTTAAATACTATTAATGATTTAATTACTAATAACTTCCGTAAAGTTAATAAGAGTGTAATTTTGCATAATCTCTCTAAACTTGGTTTAACAATCCCTAAAAATAATAGTTTAAAAGCTATTAGTGAATATATTACGGACTTAACTACTAAAAACATGGAATTATTAAATACTAATGTTGTTGATGTAATAAAAAATAATAAATTATTAAATAAATATTTTAACTTTTGAGAGATTGATTGTTTAGAAAATTAATTATTTATTGTTTAAAAATATATATATATAATAATCTAATATTATATATAATATAAAATGGCTATGAATTTTGGAAAAGGGGCTATACTTGCGAAAGTTCTTAATAGTAAATTAAAAGATGATTTATTAAGAGTTACAGATAAACTTGAAGATGTAAAAGAACATTTTGAGAATTATGAGTGCAAAGATAAAGAGACTATACAACAAGTACCGGATAAACAAAAAGAAAGATCTATTTTATATGTTACTGGTGCTTCAGGTTCAGGTAAATCTTATTATACTTATTTATATTGCGAACAATATAGGAAGATGTATCCAAAAAATCCTATTTATTTAATTAGTTCTGTTAATGACGATTCTTCTATTGATAAAATAAAAGGTTTGAAAAGG